GTTAAATAATACACAAGACGAAAACGAGGAGTCAAACGAAATGGAAAAGACAATGGAAACACCAGCCGTAATCGAAGCCGCAACAGTCCAAACAATTTACGCACAGCCACGCAAATTGCGTTTGCCTAGCACATCAGAGTACATTGCTAGCTATGTACGTGGCGGCGCAGATTTTGCACAACTTAACGCAAACATCAAACAAGCAGTTGTTGAAGCTGCACCGGGCGTTGCGCCATTTATTAACACTGAATCGACACCGGGTATTTTGCCAGAAATTATTACCGGGAGTGTCTACGATTCGCTTAACCCAATTAGGCCGTTTGTCAGTGCAATCGGGACACGAGCAATGCCAACAGCCGGCGCAACTTTCCGCCGTCCAGTAATTACAACTCGACCAGTTGTTACACAACAGGCCGCACAGTTTGACTCGTTGAACGCGTCAACCGTTGTAGTTTCAAACAACGACGTTTCAAAACTAAGTTTTGGAACATACGTGACCGTTTCCGAACAAGATTTGGATTGGTCAGACCCATCAAGCATTGACATTATTTTGAACCAGCTCGCAATCGCTTACGGCCAAGCAACCGACAACTACGCCGTAGACACTTGCCATGCAGCAATCGCACAAACTTCAGCAGTTGCAGACACCACAAGCGGCGCCGATTGGGTAGCAGCAATTTACGAGGGCGCTCGCCAAATTTCGGCAACGTCCAACTACTTGCCAACTCATATGGTTGTAACGCCTGCCAGTTGGGCGGCGCTTGCAAGCGCTACCGATTCGTCGGACCGTCCAGTATTTCCATACACGGGCGCACCAAACCTTATGGGCCAAAACGCTGCCGGCAATTCGGCTGCAACATCATGGAACGGCAACCCACTTGGGTTGGTGCTTGTTGTTGACAAAAACGCGCCCGGCTCATTCATGGGACACGCTGCTGGTCCTGCCGCTGGTTTCGAATTTTACGAACAGCAAAAGGGCGCAATTAGCGTTGAGGTTCCAGCAACTATGGGCCGCACGATTGCTTTCCGTGGTTACGCTGCCGCTTTTATGGCAGACGCAACCAAGTTCGTTAAGTTCGTCTGATAACCGAAAGGTAGGCCATTATGGCCGCTTACTCGGTCACACAAAAGTACTTAACCGACAATTACGCGGTTTTAGTATTACAAACAAACGCCGACCCGCTTGAGGTTGGGCAGTCTGTAGTTATTAGCGGCGTTGACGCGACGTTTAACGGCACGTATCTAGTAGCGGATTTGCCGCAATACTATTTTACTGGCGTAGACGAGCAAGGCTTTTTTACTTACGACTACCAGCTACCAATCCAAAACCAAGTGCTATATGCACGTACAGCCGACAACGTAGACATTGTGGCCGCTACTGGCACATTGACAACTACGCCTACGTGTACGTGGGTAACACTTGACAGCCAAGTTGAGGATTGGTTAGGCATAGGAACGGCTACGGCTGGCGACGCCGCGTTTTTAACTCAATGCCGCACAAGTGCTAACGCCGTTTGTTACAAACGCAGACAGCAAGCCGGGTACGTTGACAGCCTTACCACGTCACCTAACGCAGCGGTAACGCTTGGAACTATTGCTTATGCAGGTTTTTTGTATAGGCAACGCGGTAGCGCGGGCATGGACTTTGCATCGTTTGACGGTATGTCGAGCGGCGGGTCTACAGGCTTTAGCCCAATGGTCAAACAGTTGTTGGGTATTGACCGTCCCGCGGTGGCCTAATGCCCGTACCCGCTTACACCGACCTATTTAACGTGGCACTAGACGACTTGACAGCCACGCTAACGAGCATTACAGGGCTAACCGTCACAAATGACCCACGATCTATAAACCCGCCGTGTGCGTTTATTGACGCGCCAAGTTTTGTAGCGTTTAACTTTAACATTGTAGAGATTACGTTTCCCGTAAGACTTATCACCCTTGGCCCGGGCAACCTAGATGCTCAACGCTCGCTAATGAATATGGCAGCTCTACTACTTGCTAAAAACGTGGCGGTCACTGGCGGACGCCCAACGGTAGCGGTGTACGGTGGCGCCGAGTACGCCGCCTATGATCTAACTATAGATTTGAAAGCGAGCACAACAGCATGACCAAGTACATCGTAGTAAGCCCTCGAGTGGGAACACCCGGCGCCGAATTTGACGCGGACATAGCAGTAATGCGCGGAGCAAACATCGAGGCGCTACTTGCTGGCGGGTTTATCCAAGTATCCACACCTAAGCCCGTAAAAAATGCTAAAAAAGACATAGACACAAACGAGGAGTAACTCAAATGGCCACAACAACTTATCTCTCTAATCCAGACGTAATTATCGCAACAGTTAATTTGCGCGATCAGTGCACTTCAGCAACGCTTACACAAACTGTTGAGGCGCTCGAGTCCACCGCGTTTGGCGACATTGCTCGTTTTATGTCACCGGGTCTGCAAAACAATGAATTGACTTTGACGCTTTACATGAGCTACGCCGCCAGCGAGACTTACGCCAGTTTGGCAGCACTTGTCGGTACTCAAGTAACCGTTATTGTTTCGCCACAAGCGCCGACAACACCGGGCACCTACTCGGCAACCAATCCCGGCTTTACTTTGACAGGCACATATCTCGAGTCATTGCCAGTGATCAACGCAACCATGGGCGAATTGTCAACCATTGACATTACGTTTACCGGCGGCGCGTACACCGTAGACGTATCTTAATAACGGCCCACTTACGGCCCGACACGAAAGAGGCTAGTTATGCAGCTTACGCTTAAAGTAGAATTACCAGACAACACTTACACCGTTACAACCAACCTGTACGTTGTCGTTGCGTGGGAAAGAAAATTTAAACGCAAAGCGTCCGACATGGCCAACGGTATTGGCATAGAGGACCTAGCCTATTTGGCGTTTGAAGCGTCAAAGTTAAACAAAATTGTTGTGCCGGCAGAATTTGACAACTTTATTAAACAGCTGGTTAACATTGAGGTAGTTGAGCAAGAGCAACCAAGTTTTATCGAAGCGGCACCTACAGACGCCAGCTAGCTGAGGTGCTAGTAGCTGTCGGTTGGTGGCCGCCTAACATACCGTTTGACCTACAAGACTTGCAAACCGTGGCTAAAGTGTTGACAGAGGCACACAAAAAAAGGTAGCGACGCCATGAAAGTAAACGCATCAGTAGACGTATACGGGGTGCAGGCAGCGCTTAAAGAATTGAACGACATAGACCGCAAAATTAGGCGGCAAGTAACTAAAGACATAACTTCCGTTGGCTCTAAAATTGTTACCGAGGCTCGCTCAATGGTTGCTAGCTATCCAAACAGTAAAGGCAACGGTGCCCCGCTTTCGGGCATGGTCCGCGGCTCGCTTATTCGTGGCCGTGAGGCGGGTTGGAATACAAGCGAAGTGCAAAAAGGGTTTGTTGTAAAAGTTGGTGTTCGTGGAACCCGTGAACGTTTTGTAGATTTTGACCAAGGCGGCTACACACGACAAGTTGTCTACGGTGCCAAACCGTACCGTTTAATGGTCATACAACAAAAGAGCTTTGCGGGCGCTATCTATGACCACGCCGGCAATGGCATTAGCGGCCTACGTAACAGCAACTTTATTGCCAACCTAAACAAAGAGGAAGGCGACGCGCCTCGAGTAATTGACAAGGCCGTAGAAAACAACAGACCAGCAGTAACCGCCGAGCTACTCAACATTGTGGATAAAGTTATGGCACAAACAAACCGCAACATGGTGGTAACCCGTGGCAATTAACATACCGATTTTAACAAGTTTTAGTGGTAAGGGTGTTGCCGACGCTCAACGCGAATTTAAAAGCCTCACTACTACTACTCAAAAGGCTGGCTTTATTTTGCAGCGCGCTTTGCTACCAGCTGCCGCGGCTATTGGAACGATTACGCAAGTTATTGCCCCGGCTATTAGGGCAGCCTCGGATTTTGAGGAAGCTACATCTAAGGTAAATATCATTTTTGGCAAGGCGTCTAAAAGTGTTAAAAATTTTGCCGATACCGCCGCTACTAGCTTGGGCCAATCAAAACAATCTGTTTTAGACGCTGCCGGTGCTTTCGGCACATTTGGTAAAGCTGCCGGACTAGCTGGCGAGGACCTAGCACTATTCACTACCGATTTTGTAACGTTGGCAACTGACCTAGCGTCGTTTAACAACACAACGCCAGAGGAAGCCGTACAGGCTATTGGAGCGGCCCTACGAGGCGAAAGCGAGCCCTTACGCCGTTTTGGTGTATTGCTCAACGACGCGACGCTTAAAAGCGAGGCAATGCGTTTAGGTATTTACAAGGGCAGTGGCGCGCTGACCGCTCAACAAAAGATTTTGGCTGCACAATCCGCTATCTATAAACAAACAGGCGACGCTCAAGGCGACTTTGCTAGAACAGCGGACGGACTAGCAAACAGCCAACGCACACTTTCCGCGTTGTTTAAAAACTTTCAAATACAATTAGGGCAACAAATATTGCCAGCAACAACAAAATTTGTTAATGCACTAATTGACATAAAAAACGCTTTAGATGATATTCCAGTACCAGCAGAAAACGCCATTTCTAAAATTGCTGGATTAGGTAAACAATTTGTTTTGTGGCTTAACCCGGCTTACAGATTTTACAGAGCAATAACCGCTATTGCAGACAAAATAAACGAAACAACAGACACAACGGGCGCTTACAATCAAGAGCTAGGCGTATCAAGTCAACAACAAATGCGCGTTGCGGAAGCCGCCAACGAGTTTAATAAAAAGTTCCAAGACACCGAAACAAAAGTAGGCGGCGCTAAAAAAGAAGTAGAAAGTTTTGCTACCGCATTAAAAGAAAAATTAAGCGAAGCTGTAGATACCGCTAAAGAAAAATTGGCAGACGCACAAGGCGAATTTAACGATTTTGCAACAAAAGTAAGCGACGCCGTAAAAGGCGCCCTTGACTTTAACGCCGCGCTTGAAGCTGGCGATTACGGCTTCAAAGGTTTTTTGCAGGCTTTACGGGACCAAGTTAAAGGCGTCGTAGAGTATTCCACCAACCTTGGCAAAGCTTTGGAAATGGGCCTTTCTCAAGACGCTTTAAGCTACGTTTTGGACGCTGGCAACGTCGCTGGAGCCGAGATAGCTCTTGAGCTTGTCAAAGGCGGCCAGACGGCCATAGACGAAACCAACGCGCTTGTAGAGGCTGCACAACGGGCAGCCGACAAAGTAGGCATACAAGCTGCCAACAAGTGGTACAAGACAGGCGTTGATCAAGCTCAATTTATTGTGGACGGACTCGAGGCAGAACTTACAAAATTAACGCCAAAACTTATGGCGAAAATGGACCAAATAGCGGCAAGCCTTAAACGATCAGTAAACATTGACGTAATCGTTACCGAGCGCGTAAACAGAATTGTTAGCACTATTAGCAGCGGTATACCCAAAATGGCAAACGGCGGCATTGTCACCGGTCCAACCTTGGCCCTTATTGGTGAAGCTGGACCCGAGGCCGTAGTACCGCTTTCGCAAATGGGCAACATGGGTAATGGCGGCGGCGTAACAATTAACGTAACTGGTGGTCTATCAACCAGCGCCGAAATTGGGCAAAGCGTTGTTAATGCGTTGCGCGCGTATTCGAGGACCGCTGGTCCATTGCAATTACAAGTGGCGTAACATGGCTACCGCCGTTATTCAATCTGGTAACTATGACCTACAGATAGCAACAGGGTTTCAAGTAAACGCTTTTACACTTGACGACGCTACGCGCGGAGTGCTTAACAATACCGAATTTATATTAGACGGTACGGGCGAATTTGCCAGCGTTTTAGACGGCGCGCTTAATGTCAACGTTCGCCGTGGACGCCGTGATCAAGGCGACACTTTTGGAGCCGGCACCATGACCTTTACGCTTGACGACACATTAGCGGGCGGCGTATTTAACCCGTTTAACACTGATAGCCCGTTTTATGACCCGGCCACCGCGCAACCCGGACTAGCGCCAATGCGCGAGGTACGGCTAATACGTTACGACACTCTTAACGCTCCACAATTTATTTTTAACGGATACATAGTCAATTACGATTACAACTTTGCGCTTGGCGGCACCGATACCGTTGAGGTGTATTGCGCGGACCAATTCTATTTGTTAAGCCAAACCGTATTGAACGAGCTAAACGTAACTGCCGAAACCTCGGGCGAGCGCATAGAAACCGTCCTAGATTTACCCGAGGTAGCGTTTCCAGCCGCAGCGCGCAACATTGCTACAGGCACCGTAAACCTTGGCCACGCCGCGGCTTACACGGTGCCAGCTGGTACCAACGTACTTAACTACTTAACACAAATAAACGACACCGCCGAATTTGGCCGTTTGTTTATGTCTCGAGCGGGGGTGCTCACATTTCAAAATAGGCTAGGTAATACCCTTGCTGGCAGCTCTGCCGATTTCCACGACGACGGGGCTATAGGCACTTTAAAGTACACGGGCGTTGGCATTTCGTTTGAAGCGGACCAAGTAATCAACCGCGCCGTAGTAACCGGGTTAAACGACACAACCGCCACCGCTACCGATGACCCGTCAATAGCCACGTACTTTATTCAAACCACCAACATTGGCAACAGTTTGCTACATGAGGCAGGCTCTATAACCACTGCCGCTAGCTACCTACTTAACGGGCAACCAGAGGCACGTTACACGTCTGTTGAAACCTCGTTTACTTTGCTTACCGCTAGCCAACGAGACACGGTAGCTACCCTTGAAATTGGCGACACAATCACCATTGAAAAGACTTTTACGACTGGCACAACAACTAGCGAACTAGCCCAAGAGCTAGCAATTGAGGGCATCGAGCACCGCCTAAATTTTGCTACAGGCCATAGCGTTTTGATCAGTACTAGCCCTACAACGATTGTGTACGAATTTATTTTGAACGACGCTATTTACGGTATTTTAGGTATAACTGACCCTCAACCAGTTTTAGGATAAAGTAACAACATGGCTGCCAATTGGACTGACTTTGTTAGTGGTGATGTGCTCACCGCATCGCAACTTAATGGTGTTTTAGACAACTTTCAAGATATAGCAATCTTTCGTGAGGAACAAGCAAACAGCACTAACGGCGGTACTTTTACTAGTGGCAGTTATCTAAAGCGAACACTAAACACGACTGTTGTAAATAACATTGCAGGCTGTTCTATTGCGTCTAGCGTAATTACTTTGCCTGCAGGCACTTTTTATGTTACGGCTTTCGCGCCTGCACAAGAAGTAAACAGAAACAAACTTAGATTGCAGAACACGACCGCAAGTACGACTTTGCAAGTAGGGAACAACGCTTACGCAAGCGCCGCCGATGTTGGTTCAAATATTGCAACTTTGCAAAGCGTTTTCACTTTGGCAACATCATCGACTATTGAGTTGCAACATAGATGCCAAGCCACGCTTGCATCGGCTGGTTTTGGTGTTGCTATGTCATTTAGCGATGTAGAAGTTTACGCAAGCATTACCATACAAAGGATTGCATAATGGCTACACCAACTACAGCCGAAATTAACACACAAATAGGCAACGCAACACGCGAACTAGCACCCGGCACAACATGGAAATACAACGAACCCGGTGACGGTTATTACTGTCTC